GGCAGTACTTGAAAACGCATTGATGCCGGCCATGATCGACATGGCTTCAGCATTGGCTGCCATAGTGGTTGCGCCGGAGGCTTGAGTCGACTTGCCGACAAGCAACTGAACGGCCTGGTAGGCCAGCCACTGGGCCGCCATCTCACCCAAAGCGCTCACAATAGATCGGGCCATATTCTCAGCCATACCGCTGACAGCTTCGCCCAGCGTCTCAGCATCAAATATCATGGACTCAAAGGCATCACCGAAGCGCGAAGAGAAATTGTCGATCGTCTCGCCCGCCAGCTCATCAAACGATTCCCAGTTCTCGCGCACGCCTTCAAGGTACTGCTCCCAGTAGCCTGCGTTGATTTCTGCAAGCTCTTCGTTCAGCCCCTCTTCCATTTTTCGCAAAAGCTCAGCGCGGGCTTGTCCGGTTACCTCTGTATTATCCAGAACGATCTGTCGACGGCGCTCGTACGACTCAAGCAAGCGCTGCTCTTCGTCCTTATAGCTGTCCTGTATTTGCTGAGCCTGCTTATTGATCTCTTCGATCTGTTTTGCGGCTTCCTTTTGCGCCTCAACCTGTTTTTCGTATGCATCAATGGTATTGAGCGCGGCATCTGCCTGGGCAATCTGTGCCTCTGTCGCACCCTCAAGCGCCAGCTTAAAAAGCATGGTTTGCTCTTCGCTCATGCCAAGGGTTGCGACTTGAAGCTCTAGCTGGGCGATCTGCTCCCCTATGGCGTCTCGAGCGCCGCGCGCGGAATCGGCCATTTCATCAAAGGCTTCGCCCGTTTCGTTTGCCAGCTTGCGATTCTCGACAGCTGCCTCAGCCGCGGCTTCGCCTGCTTCTTGAGCTGCTTTGTATGCTGTTTTAAACCTTTCTCCGGCTAACGGCGTGTTCAGGTAGGTCTGCAGGTCGTCTTGGCCAGCGGCAATGGCACCTCGCACCAATTCCAGCTCATTGCGTATCTTTGCTCCGGCGCCGGTTAGCCCGCGCGGCTCTATATCAACACCGGGTATTTGATTCGCTACACTGATTAGCTCGTTGAACGCCTCAATTGGGCCGTTGTAGATCGAGTCGGCGAACTCGTAAATCTGCTCGTTCATGCTCAGAACGACAAGAGATGCGGTCCTGCCAACAGTGCCGAAAACAACACCAACACCGTCAACAGCATCCATAACGAATGCCAGTGCGTTTACCGATTTTTCAACCGCGCCCTGCACCTGATCACCAAGGCCGCCTGCTTCCTCGGCGCTGTCCAGGAACTCTTCGCCAAGCGCTTTAAGGGCAGGCGCCAGTTCAACAGTCAGCTGTTTGCCAACTCCGTCAGCGAGAAGGCCGAAGGTGCTCATGGCATCATTTGCCATTTCTACTTTTGCGGCATCAACGTCTGATAGGTTTAGACCGAATATCTCTACCTGGCGCGCAGCCTCTGCAATGGTGCCAGGGTCCAGCTGCTGGATGGCGGCAGCATTACGGGTACCGAATAGATCACCAGCTACTGCGGCGCGCTCTGAAGCACTGACATTCTCGTCCAGCGCTTTGTTGATCATGGCAATGCGCTGATCAAGCGGAACGTCATAGACTTCTTGAGCGCTCAAGCCAAGGCGCTCGAACGCATCTGCCTGCAAGGTGACGCCCTGAATTGCCTTGCCAATATTGGCGTTCAGCGTGCGGCCGGCGGTCTCAATGGTGTTAAAGCCAACGCCGCCAAGCTCTCCAGCGCGGCGCAAGTTGGCCATGCTCTCGTAGGTGGTGTCCAGCTTCTGCGCCACCTTGGCCTGCTCGTCAATCAGATCCCGCTCGCGCTGAATCATCAACACGATGCCAGCGGCTGCAGCTGTTGCGCCCACCCCAATGGCTGTACCGACAGCTTTGCCGTACTTCGCCATCTGGTCCGAGTTTTTCTTGGTCTGGCGTGCGGCCTTGTCCATTGGCCCGGTAAATCCGCCGGTCTTGGCGATCAAATCTAGCGTTAGCGTGCCAAGGCTTTTACTTGCCATGATTTTTCTCCAGGCATAAAAAAGCCCGCACGCGGCGGGCAAAATATTGGGCAATAAAAAACCCGCCGAAGCGGGCTTGTGTAATCTTTCTTTTAATTAAAGCCTGGGTAGTTTTCCGGCTTAAACTCGAAAGTTCTGGATCCTGCCTGGAAAAACTCAAGACCTATGCGCAGAGGCGCCCCGCTAGAAACAATTCTTTCAAACTGACTTGCGTCTCTTATAAACATGATATCGCTATCATGCGTTGACGACTTCAGCCCTGTCCAAGTCTGCACCTCACCATCACCCACCCTAAGGCTAAACTTGCAGTCGCGGATACCGCAAAGCATCTGACCTTTATCTATGACCATATAGGCGTCAAGATCGCCTCCTTTCTTTCGGAAGGTTAGCGTTAAGAAAGAGCCACCCCTTACGCTGTACGGAAATTCGAATTGAGCGCCGTTGTTCGACTTTAATGACAGCATCACTGACTTCTGATCCGTCATGCTGTCAACGTACTCTGCACGCCTCCAGGCTGACGAGATTTTAGAACTATCAGAATCAGCTTCTAACGCTGGCTCACTCACATCACTAGAGCTAACAACAGCAGACTGCTCAACCTTTGCTGTGTTAGTACCAATAGACCATGCTATCGGGAGCACAACAAATAAAACGAAAAGCCAGCCTAAGACGCCAACCTTCTTTTTAACCTTGGCGCCGCAGTGCGGGCATGCTTTTGCGCTCTTTGATACCTGCCCGCCGCAGTCGTGACACTTTATAACAGCCATATAATTCCTCCCTGATAGATTGAATGAATGTATCACTGAGGCAATGTCATGCCAAATACGTGCTACTTCCAAATATCCATAGCCTGCTCCAGCGTCATAGGCGGCTCTTCCATGTGCGGCATGAAGTCGTAAATCTTGTAGCCGCCGTTCTTGCTGTGCGCGTTCGCATAGAGCGTTGAAAGCTGTGCTGACCCTCGTTCTACACGCATACCCAGGTTGAAGCCGCCGCGAAGCCTTCGGTATTTCATCCACTGCAGCGCCTCTTGATAGCCGAGTCGCTGCTGGGCCTCAGCGATGGTGTTACCTCCCACCCCGCACAGGACGAGCTCATGCCAGAACTCGTCCAGCTCGCTCAGCTCTTCGTCTTTCCCGCGCCGTTTACCTCGCCCATGGCATTCAAAAGCGCAACAACGAGATTTCTATCCAGAGAGCCACCAGTGCGCTGCGGTTGCTTGTTCTCGTCAAGAACGGGATTGCTGTCCTTGTCCAGTACGACAGGCCCATGCGTGATGTCGTCTGGCGTAAATATCGCTACTCCAGATGCATCGCATATCGTTGCCGCAATGCGCGCTGCAGTGGGGTCAGTTTTGCGCCCAAATGCCATCAGGTCGGAAACTGCAGCGGCGTAGCCGATACGGCGCACAAACACCGTAGCCTCGTGCTTCTCGCCATCCATTTCCCATTCGATTTCTTTCGCCACAGGGGCGCCCGTAAAGGCACCCGCTGCTTTTAGGTTGTCGATGGTCAGGTTCATGGCGCTACCTTCTTAACCCAGGTGCTGCCGCCTGAGCGCTGAATGGTCATTGCGGTGGTAACTACTGCGCCGATCTGGAAGTCGAATGGGAAGTCCGCGACATAGCCTTGGAACAGCAGCCAAGTTCTGGTGGCGGGCAGTACGAAGTCGCCGGTGCTGTCCACTGTTGGAACGTCGGTGCCGTCTGACCACGCAACAGCCCATTTAACCGTAGGCGCGGGATTCTCTTGGCTCATTTCGTGGAGGCGGACGTGAGATGACACCTGCGGGTCAGCATTGACTGAAGCGGTGGCCTGCCCTGGCGTGCGCAGACCGGAAACGTATTCTCGGTCAAAGCTTTCGAGGCAGGTAGTTTCAATTGGGTCAGCTGGTGAGCCGCCAGGGGTTAGCGCGGTAGCACACTGAACGAATCCGATGGAATCATCCTCAGGGTCGATAAAGAACACCTGCGTGCCTTGGGTTTGAACACTCATGGGCATTACTCCTGTTGCGGGTTTTCAGGCATAAAAAAACCCGCTCAAGGCGGGTTGTTGGGGTTGCTTGTTTTAGCGCGACTTGAACCAGTCCACGCTGAAGGTGTAGCGGTATCGCTTGGTCTCTCGGTCCATGCTCTGGCCGAGCCAACTGGTGATATGGGCGTGCGGCTCGATTGCGTCTCGCAGGGCCTGGGCCACTGCGGTTACTGACGCGCTGGTGTTGCCGTACACGTCCACCTGCAGGCTGTAGCTGTCCATGTCTGGCGTTTGGTTGATGTAGTTCTCTGGTGCACCGCCCACGTTCTGCCAAACCGCGTAGGGGTATGGCGTGCCCTCTGGCACCTCACCAAATGGCCAAAGCTCTGGCGGATCGCCCAGCACTGCCTGCACGGCAGTAGAGGCGGCACAGACTGGATAGATTGGTGCGATCACTGGACGCCCGCCTTTTTCTTGGCTGCTTTGATGGCTCGGTTCATTTTCTTCTCGTACTGATCGCCAAACTCGTTGATGGCGGCGGCTATGTTGTCTGCCAGCGCGCGGCGCATAAATGGCGTGGCTGCTATGTCTTCTGTGCCAAACTCTTTGTAGCGCCAGTGCCGGGTATCCTTGCCGGGCAAGCCTTCCAGCGCCGATGACTTAGCATTACCACCTGCACCACCCATCACGCCCACACGAAACATCAGGTCACCGGTTCGCTTGAACGTGCGGCCAGCCCTC